AGATCTGCAAAGTGCTTATGCTGCTGGCGTAGGGTTTAACTCTAAGTCTGCCTCTTGGCAGGCAACCCGCGTTACCTTTGGTGATGAACTCCGCGAGTCATCTGAAAAGGATCCGAACATCGAAGCCGTCGGTATCGGCGGTCAGATCTACGGTAAGCGTGCCGATATGATTATTGTAGATGACGCCGTTACCTTAAAGAACGCCAATGAGTTTGAAAAGCAAATCCGCTGGTTAACCCAAGACGTCCGATCTCGTTTGAACCCTACCGGCAAACTTATTATTATCGGAACTCGTGTAGCATCCGTTGATCTATACCGCGAGCTACGCTCTGAAGATCGCTACCCTGGCGGCCTAGTTCCTTGGAAGTATCTAGCGATGCCGGCGCTTTTAACAGCCGATGAAGACCCTGATAAGTGGGAGACTCTTTGGCCCGCAAGCGATGCTCCATTCGATGGACAAGCAGAATCCGATAAGAACGAAGACGGCCTATATCCGCGCTGGTCTGGTCGTAACCTTTACAACGAACGCCAAGCGATGGATGCTTCTACCTGGGCTTTGGTATATCAGCAACAAGACGTTTCCGAAAACGCCGCTTTCGATCCCGTGTGTGTTAAGGGTTCGATTGACGGTATGCGTAAGGCAGGCAACTTAGTTGCAGGCCACCCCGGACATCCACGAGACTTAAACGGCTTTACTTATATCTGCGGCCTAGATCCTGCAATGATCGGTGATACTGCAGCTATCTGCTACGCCATTGACCGATCAACTAGCAAGAGGTACATAGTAGATGCTATTAAAATTAGCCGCCCGTCTCCAGCCGATATACGTAATCTTATCTTTGATTGGACAGCACTCTACTCTCCTTCCGAGTGGATCATCGAAAAGAACGCCTTCCAATCCTTCTTAACACAAGACGAAGGTATCCGTATGCACTTAGCATCACGCGGAGTGCAGTTCAAGGAACACCATACCGGTTCTAATAAATGGGATGCCGGCTTCGGTGTAGCATCTATGTCTACCCTTTTCGGTACCAAGCAGTTTGATGGTAAGCACCATCGAGACAACTTGATACACCTACCAAGCGATCAAACAGAGAACATCAAGGCTCTAATCGAGCAGTTGATTACCTGGACTCCAACGACTAAGGGTAAAACCGATATGGTTATGGCTCTTTGGTTCTGTGAGATCCGAGCACGTGAGATGCTCAACTATGGTAAGTATGCCACTCACCATATGAAAAATCCATTCTTATCTCGTCAAGAGATGGGCAAGCGAACAGTTATCAATCTTGAAGAAGCCTTCGCTGAACAAAATAAAATGAAAATCATATAGGGAGACAACTATGGCAATGAAACCAAAGAAAATAATGAAACCAAAGAAAATAATTTCATCTCGCGGTGAATCTGGTGTTGGCGCTGGCCCAGGTCGTGGCAGTTCTGGCGGTGGAATGAAAAGCGTTCCAACAATACCACCTGCTAGAGCTAAGATAAATACAGATCCTTCAAGAAAAACCACCCCTAAAAAAACTCCTGCACAGATAGCGGCTGAAAAGCGTGCCATCGCAGCAGCAAATAAGAGATTGAATAGATAACAATGGCGACACCAAAGAAACCAACACCAAAAGTTAAGATTACAGGCAGTGCATCAGGTCGCGCTGCTACTGGAACTAAGTCAGTAATTCGCGGCGGATCAATGGCACAAAGTCCAAAGATCGTAGATCGCAAGCCTGTTGCAAAGAAAGCAAAAACAACAGTATACAAGCCAAAGCAAACATCACCAGGGCAACAAGTAGCAAAGGCAGCCGGCAAAGTTATAGGTCGCGCAAAGTCAGTAGCACGCGAAGTACGTGATATTCCAACAGCAGTTGCAGGTGCTGGAAAAGCCTTTGGAAAAGCATCGCAAAAAGGCAACGTCGGCGGAGCCGCTGGCAAGGCTCGTGGATCAGTAACAAATATTGGAAAACAAATTGTTGAAATTGGAAAGACAGCAGTAACCGGCAAAAAAGGAACAACTGCTACTGGCAAAAAACGCAAGTAATTTAATCTAATTAAAGGACCCCACATTGTTATCAGTCAAAGAAGTTGACGCGAAGTTAGCGCGGCTACGTACACGCTCATCAGCGCGTGACCAACGTATGCGCGACGTTCTTTCCGTGCGTCAAGGAGACATATCTAAGGTTTATCCTTCGATGTTCTCAGAGGACTACCCAAAGCCTCTTGTCGCTAACTTCATTGACGTAGCAGCACGTGACCTTGCGGAAGCTATGGCTCCATTGCCATCCTTTAACTGCTCAGCAACCAATATGGTTTCTGATTCAGCACGTAAGGGTGCAGATACACGCACTCGTATTGCCAACTTCTATGTAACAAACTCTGACTTACAACTCCAGATGTACACCGCAGCCGACTGGTATAACACTTACGGTCTTGGTATCGGTATGGTTGAGATGGACTTTGAGGATAACAATCCTCGTATCCGTATGCTCAACCCATTTGGTACATACCCAGAGTTAGACCGTTACGGTCGAGTTCTATCTATTACACAGGTTATCGTTACAGATGCAGAAACACTAGCGGGACAATACCCAGAGTTCTACGAACAGATCCTAGGTCGCAATCAGTATCAGTTGTCTTCACCATATGTCTCTATGGTTAAGTACCACGATAAAGATCAAGACCTGCTTTATTTACCAGAGCGTAAGAATCTTGTTCTATCTCGCACACCTAACATCTTAGGTAAGGCAATGGCATCTGTCATTATGCGTTCATCTCTTGACGGAGAAGCACGCGGACAGTTTGATGATGTGCTATCAGTACAACTCGCTCGTGCTCGCTTTGCTATCTTGCAGATCCAAGCCGCTGAGAAGTCTATCCAAGCACCTATTGCTATTCCACAAGATGTGCAAGAACTTGCACTCGGACCAGATGCGATTATGCGCTCTGCTAATCCACAAGGTATCCGTCGTGTTCCACTAGAACTACCACCTGGAGTCTTTACTGAATCCGGCGTACTAGAGCGTGAACTTCGTATGGGTGCTCGTTACCCTGAATCTCGTTCAGGTAACATTGACGCATCTGTTGTTACAGGTCGCGGTGTGCAAGCACTACAGGCTGGATTTGATACACAGATCAAAGCAGCACAAGCACAGTTTGCTCGTATGTTCCAAGAACTTATCTCTGTTTGCTTTGAAGCAGACGAGAAGATCTTTGGTGGTATTCCAAAGACTATCAAGGGTTCTGATGACGGAACACCTTATGTACTTAAATACATCCCATCCCGTGATATCAAGGGTGAGTACGGTGTAGATGTCCGTTACGGCATTATGTCCGGTATGGATCCTAACCGCGCCATCATTGCTTTACTACAAATGCGTTCAGACAAACTCGTATCGCGTGACTATGTACGTCGTGAGATCCCTATGGATCTTAACGTTACACAGGAGGAACAACGTGTTGATATTGAAGAAATGCGCGATTCTTTGCGCGTTGCTGTTGCCCAGTACGCACAAGCGATACCGGCTCTTGCGGCGCAAGGCCAAGACCCTTCACAGATTATCGGGCGTATCGCTGCTGTTATCCAGGGTCGCCAAAAGGGACAAGCGTTAGAAAACGTTATCGAAAAAGCATTTGCACCAGAACCAGCACCAACCCCAGAGATGCCACCTATGGCACCAGGTATGGAGCAACAGATTCCAGCAGCAGGTGCGGCCCCCGCTCCTGCCTCGCAGCAACCTCCACAAGAACAAGCTGGTTCGGCCCCTGCTGCTGGTCAACGTCCGGATATAGCACAACTACTTGCTGGTATAACCGGCGCAGCATAAGCAAGGGAGGTGTAAATATGAACAAAGGATCACGCGCTAAGGCGCCAGTTTCAATGCCTGTCGAAGGCAAGAAGGATACCTCAAAGCCATCAGGCGGTAAGGTATTTTTTGGAATGATGCCAAAAGGTCGCAAAGGCACAGCAGTAAAAAAGGGTTAATTATTATTTCGGAAGGTGTACTGGGTTATGGATGATTTTAATAAAATACCACGTCCAGTACACCGTTCTGATTTTTTAGTGATCCTTGCTGGTTTCTTTCATAACTTAATGCAAACAGTTGAAACACTCAGCGCAGAATTATACGAACTATCTATTTACCATTCAAACCGTAAGACCAAGACTTCCCAAGCGTGGGAATCTATGGCACAAGATTTAGAAACGTTAGGGGAAGACAAGTGACTACTGCACCAATGAATCCACTTGCTGGCCCTGCAGGTCCGGGAAAGTATTCTACCCGTACCGATAATTTAGAAATGGGTTCTATCGCTTATGGCGAAGGCGTAGAGACAGCCGCTATTAAGTCCGGCGCTCCGCTTGCTAAGACAGCAGATGTTAAAGCACAACCAGTAACAGAATTATTTGCAATGTCTGACGAGACTCGACCAATTACTTCGGGTATAGATCGCGGCCCAGGTCCTGGATCTGAAGCGTTAATGATGGGCAAGTCAGTAGTTAAACTATCAGATACTTTGGCACAGATGCTTCCGTTTGATACCACAGGAGAGATTGCTGTTTTATACCAAGAAGCACTATCGCGGGGTAACTAATGGCTGATAATCTTAAAGCAGCCGCATACGCTGCTGGTTTAACGCCAGAACAAAAGCGTGAAATTGATATTCTTTCTAAGAAGATGAATAAGCATAAAGAGCTTAGTAGTCTTCCAAATGATATAGCGCAGAAGTCTTTTGACCAGATGCCAGTAGATCAAAAAGAAGATATGGTTAAAACCTTTGGGCAGCAAGATCCTATTGAAAAGCCAGGCAAGGGTTGGATGTCAGCAGCCTTTAGCTACAATCCTTTAACGCTGGCCTTTAAGGGTCTTATAGAAGTATCTGATGCTGTAACTCGTGGCTATCGTGCATTAACTATTCCTATAATTAACGAAGGAAAACTTGGTTTTGCTTGGGATAAAGCAAACGATAAAGGCGATAAGGTCTACAACGAAGGCCGTATCGAAAAGGCTAAAGGTCTTTATGGTCAAGATGCAGTAGATATTGCTATGCGGATCAAGTCTGGCGAAAGCCTTGCAAAGATTGCAGCAAGTGCTACACCTGAACAGATGAAATATATTGCACTTTCTGACCCAACAAATAAAGTTATTGCTGGTGTAGAAAATGTAGAAAAAGAACGAGCACTATTTAATGAAACCCTTGGGGTTGTAGATCGTGCTAAATTCTCACCAGGTCGTCAACTTGCTAATGCAATTCTTCCTGAAGCGCTTGAGAAGAATGGCCTAGCCTACAGTCTTACATCAGGTGTTGTAGATACATTATTTAGATTTTTTGTAGATCCACTTGTAGTAGCTTCCAAGGTCAAATCTTTCTACGTAATTGGCAAGTATTCGCTTGAGGCAGTTACCGGTGGTAAGAAGGTTGCAGAAACCTTTGCTATGCCAAAGGTGGCAGCATTTTGGGATACATACGGTGCAACACTAGATCGTTATACCAAAGCACAGGCTCGTTCACCTAAAGAAGCAGCAGCAATCAAACGTGAACTTGAGATCCTTGCTCCTGAATATGGCGCAGAAGTTATTCGTGCTTTCCAGAAGAACCAGATAACCAACTCTATGTCAGCTAAGGCTTTCTTTGAAAACACAGAAGAAGCAGTAGCAGTCCTTGCAGGTTCTGTTGGACGTAAGCGAGTTATTATCCCACGTCTAGACACAGCCCGTAAACTTCGTATCAAGACAATGACCGAAGCAGATAAAATAATTAATATAGATAAGAGTGCTCCTAGCTTTATCAACAGTATGTTTGGAGATCTGCCAACAACAGATGGTGTATCCAAGGCACTCATTGATGGACAAGAGCAGATCGTAAACCTTGTAAAAGGTACTGGTGGTAAAGGTACACTACGATTTTCTGGTGAATCACTTGGCCTTCGGTTAGATAAGTTTAAGGCTAAGTTTAATATTGCTCCTATGTTCAAGGATGATCGGTTTGATGTAAATGCAAAAGATGCCTCACTACAAGTTTATCGTCTAGCACGAGTTGTATTTACTAAGAACGATGCCAAGATGATCTCTGAAACATTTGAGGCTATTACAGATGTTGGTAAGCGTAAAGAAATGTTTGCTGGACTATGGGGAAACATTGCTGAGATTCGTGGATTAAACCTTACAGAAGCAGGACAAAAACTTACCTCCCTTGCAACAGGAAAAGCTGGCAAAAGGTTTGGTCTTGAAAATTCTGATGATGCAACTATCGGAGCAATCAGATCTGACTTCGATACAAGTATGGCAGCGCCTAGCCTAGTAGATATTGACCGTGCAGCAGTACGTTCTGGTTTTATTAACCGCGCTCTTGGCACAGCTAACAAGCAGTGGGTAGATAATATGACCGGATATTGGTCATTTCTCACTCTTGCTGGTCCACGTTATGCTATTCGTAACGCAACAGAGGATCTTATGGTCCACCTTGCTATTGGTGGATCACCTTGGGGACTGGCAAAAGGTCGTTATCTTTCAACACGTGTTAACACAGCCTTTGCAGCAGCACGAAAGTCGGGTAATTTTACAGAAAGCCCACTAGGTACTTTGATGCGTATTGTCAATAAAAAGGAATCAGCCAAATACGAGGCTCAGATTG